TTCCTCTTCGAACTGGATCGTCTGGCCGCCGTCAGCGTCCCACTCGAGATGCGTGTACGCTTTGCCGTAGAGACCTTCTATCTTGACGACTTCTTTCTCTTTGCGCTCGCCGTATACCTCTTCGAGATAGTATTTCACCATTGTGTCGCATGACTGCACCTGAGCCAGCGACTTGTAGTCAGTATTGAGAGCCTGCGCCTCGAATGCAGGCCGGTTCTTGGTCTGCATGTTGAAGATCTGGTCGGCAAACGACCGATAGTCATTCAACGAGAAGTCTATGAGCTCGCTGTCCTCGCCGCAGAACGAAATCGACTGCGTTGCCCAGCGGCTCGAGGCGCCCGAGGCCCCGTGCAGGCCGAAATAGTGGCTGAACGAGAAGCGGTACATGTTGAACATGTTCCGCCGCTCGAGCGCCGAGTAGAACTCGACCTCTTTATCGCTAAGCGTTGACCAGAGCTCGTCAGGGTCGCGTTCGTTTGCCCAATACTCATCGATGAGCTTGAGCGCATCCTCTTTTGTCGAGGTTTCGCGCTCTTCGACGTCGTTCTGGTTCGCTGGGTGCTTCTGCTCTACGTCAAACATAAGATCTCCGCCCGCGCGTCTGCACGCCCTTGGGCATAATGTCGTTGGCGGCCTTGGTTATGCGGTTCGGTGAACGCAGATCGCCCTTGTGAAGAAAGATATCCTCGAGCGGGACCTCGCGAGACAGCGTGATTCCGTGCGGCGGCATCGGTGACTGCTGACGGTTGATGTGCCGCCACGCGTATTTCAAGCAGTCGACCAAGTCACCGTGCCCGAGAGCCTCACTACGCTCGTAAGACGTTCGTGATTTGTTCCAGATGAGCTGCTCACACTGCTGGATCGTCTGCCGGCAGCGCGGATTTATCTCGATGCGCTGGTTTTGGAACGCGTTGCGCAGCTGGTTCAGAGCTGCCTCTGCGCCGTCTTTGTCCGCTGCGCCGATACGGATGTCATGCTGAACCTTTAGGTCCAAGATCATGCGCGCGTCGTTGTCGGAGAAGCGGTAGATCGGGTTCTTCTTGAACATCTTGTCTGACCAGAAGGTCAGATCTTTGAAGGCTTCGGCCTCGGTTTGGCGGATCGCCCGCGCCACGAGGTTCGTGGGGGCGCCGCGCTGAGCCCAGTCGTGCGTAACGACCATCTTGGCGCGCGCAAAGTCGTAATACGCACAGATTACAGCGCACAAGTCGCGCGTACCTGGGTCGACGATCGTGTAGCCGAGCGCATAGGGCGGCGGAGTCTGCTCGATGACGTGCAGGCCGATGTTGAACTCGGGCAAAACAGTCAGTGACTCGCTGCGTACATCTTCGCAGAGACACTCGCGCCGGCACTCCTCAGACTCGATGCCGCCGAGAGCTCGGATCTGCTCGTCTCGCTCGGCTTTGGTGATGCGCGGGTTGTCGAAGATCGTGTACTTCGAATAGGCGTCTCGCTTGATGGCGTCGGGAACGAACTCTGTCTTATAGGGGTGCCCCGGGTCTTTGGCCGGGGTCGAGTTCATCATCAACGTCGCGCTCAAATGCCCCTGAAACTGAGGCATGATGATGCTCTGCACGACGTACTTGAGCTTATCGACGTAGCAGGCCTCACTGATCGTGACGCCGTTGCTCCAGCGACCACGCAGACCGTCCGGGTTCGAGTCGAGACCGATGAGGCGCAGCACAGAGCCGTTGGCGAAGTAGAAGCCCGACTCGACGCCTTGGAACGACTGGCGGTAATACGGCTGTATCGACGGGGGGCAGTCTTCGCAGATCTGCTCCATGAGCGGCATGACAATCGACGCAATGTCCTTTTGCAGCGCCGTCGCATATGTTAGGATCTGCTTCGGAGTGCGCAGAGCGTCTTCGATGCGGATCAGCAGGCCAAGAAAGTCCTTACCAAAGCGTCTCGCGCAATTGGCGACGTATACACGCGGCCATAGACAGTCGCTATGCACGACGTCGCCGCGCACGCGAGCCTCATACGTCGCTTGCTCCCATGCACGGTATTTCTCGTATAGTTCGAGCTGACCGGGGTGGAGCTTGTAACGAAGTCTGCCTGCGCGCCAGAGTAGAGAAGAGTCACTCAGGCCGGTCTGTGTCATCCTCGTCGACGGGCGTCTTGCCTAGCAGCGCCCTCACATCCTCGCGTTGTCTTTCGTGCTTAGCGTTCATCAGGTTTTCTTGATCCAGATGGATCTTCTCGCCTGCGCGGTCAGACGTCTCATCATCGGGGTAGATCCCCATGTGCTGATTGGTCTTCTTGTAGTTCTCAACAGCCTCGTCATCCGACCATAGAGCTCCCTCAGGGCTGATAGTCGGGATGAGCGCGTGCTTGCCGTCAGCGTCGATGCCCATAGAACGGACGGTGGCTATCTCGCCATCAGGCATGCGATGCTCTGGTCGGTGTTCTAGATCGATGGTTGGAGCCTCGGTCGCACCATACTTTAGCACCTCGGGCTTACCGACCTTGACGTCTCCCTCGGGTTTGACGAAATAGCCTTTGAGCTTCTTGATGATATCTAGATAGTTGATGTCTGAATAGGGCGAGGCCATGGTTGCTATTTCATCAAGTCATCTTCGTCGTTGTCGCCAACGGCGCGTTTGGGCGCTGCGCGCGGATCGGAGTTGTTGTTCGCTGCTATGGTCCGGTTGCCGTTGGCCGCGGGCTCGCTCGAGAGCGGCTCGCCGACAGGGATGAGATCGGGGCGCCGCTTCTTCATGATCTTTGCGACGAGCGCCGCCTTCGCCTCGGGCGTCTCTTGCACGCCGTGCGTGCGTTCATAGTCGGCGATGTCTTGCATGATGGCGTCCATCTCGCCGACATCGAGGTCGCCGCCGCCTGGCCCCCGAGGCGTAGCTTCACCGCTAGGCGCCCTGCCCAAGAGCTTGCCGATGCCGGCCTTCGCGCCCTTGAGCACAGTGGGTAGAGCTTCGGGCAAGAGCGTATTGACTGCCTGCTGCATCGGATGCTCGCCCATCCATTTGGCCGTACCCTTCAGCTTGTCTCCGAGCCCGCCCTGCTCGTCGCTGATCGCGTGCTCGGCGGCTGGTACGGCGAAGTTGCGCATCAGCCTTGCGGGCAACGACATGCCGCTCGAAGCGACAAACGCTGGCACCTGGGCCGCGCCGCTGCCCAGCATATCGCCGATGCCAGTCGCTACGGGCGAGCGTTTCTTCGCCTCTTCGTAGGGATCGCGCGATGCTGACTGACCCACCGAACGGCCGGCGTAGGTGTTGCCTTCTTTATCCGAGTCGATGTAATGCGCAGGGATGCCCTCGGGCGCGTCTTTACGACCGAAGGTGTTCTTGTCTTCACTGAGAAAGTCAGCTGTGCTCTCGCCCAAGTCGCCGAGACTTGCTTTGCGCTTCACGCCTTCTAACAGGTCATCAAGCGTGCTCATACTTCCTCGTAAACACGCTGTCTTTGCACGGGTAGAACTCGCCCTCAGTGCCACGGATCAGCCAGTCGCCACGACGGATAGTGAGCGGCCCTTCGAGCGTTTCTACGAAGTGCTCTTCTTTGCTGTCGTCGTACTTGATCGCGGGGTGCGTATGTGCATCACCGAGAAACTGCAGCGCGTGGATGGTTACTACTTTTGAGTTGTATGGTTGCATAGTCTTAGGCCCAAGCGTCCTGCTGCTCCGGCGTCTTTTGGATATCCGCCTGCTTTTGGAACGGCGCTAAGATCGACGGCGGCGTCGTCTGCGGCTTCTGGTTCGTCGTCGTCTTGTCCTGACCCGCAGTGCCGTCTGTCTGCCCAGTGTTCTGGGTATCGGTCTTATCGATCGACGCACCTGACGTCAGACTCGAGAGTGCGGAGGGAGTCGTCTGCGGCGCGGCCGGAGCTTGGCCCTGCTGGGCCTGCGCGAGCGTTTGGTTCGTCGAACCTTGTGGGTCGACTCCCGCGCCGATGTCCTTCTGGGTCTTTGGCGCAGCGCCGGTACCAGCTGATGTCGAGCCTGTTGGATCGGGTGTGTCGGCACCAGCGCCTGTGTCGGCGGGCGGCGAGCTCGAGTCGCTTGGCGTTGTGTCAGAGCCCGTGCTCGAATCTGCTGGTGGCTTTGTGTCAGAGCCCGAGGCTGACGAGCTCGGCGGGGTGGCGGGGGGCGTGGTCGGCGGCAGCTGCTCAGCCGCTAGCGGGGCTGCCGGGGCTGGGGCAGCAGGGGTCTTGGGATAGACGTAGGCCTGTGCCTCGGCGAGCGTGGGAATGTGGTCAGAACGCCACGGTAGACCCGCGGGGGCGGGAGTCGGTGCCGGCGCGACTGCCGAAGTCGGAGCTGTCCATGGTTCCGACGTCGACGGCGCGACGGGCAGCGGCGTCCGTGCGCTTATGTCCCTCGAGTCTGTCGGGGCGAGCGGAGCCTGCGCGCCGCCCGCGTGTGACGCTGGTATGCCCAACATCTGTGCGACCTTCGGGTCGATGCTGTAGCTCGGGAGGTCCTTCTGCTCGGGCGGGGTCGGCGGAGCCTTGGGCGCGGCCTCTGCCGGCGGCGTTGGCTCCGGCGGGAGCTGCGGCACGCCGATGTTCGGGTTGTAGTTGCCCGACTCGAGCTGAGCCATCAGCTGCTCTTGCTGAGCCGGAGTCAGCTTGCCCGAGAGAATCGCCTTCCAGGCATTCTGAACTTTGAACTTGCCCGCCGCGGTATCGGCGTCTAGCTGAGCCTTCTGCGCTTGCCACTGCGCCTCTTCGTCGTTGTACTTCTGCCATTCGTCGATAATACGATTGTAGTTCGCGACGTCGGCGTTATATTGCTGCTCTGCGACCGAGTTACCGCTCTGGGCGCCGCGGTACTTACTATCCCAGTCTGTATATGTACCGAGGGCTTTAGTCGCATCGTCGATGGACTTGTACATGCCGTTGTCGGCAGTGGCCATGTCCTGGTCGATTGAGCCAGCCCACGTCGTTGCATTGCCCGTAGCAGTAGCAAGATCGGTCTTTGCCTGGGCGACCCTAGCATCAGGCACGCGAGCCCACGAATCGAACGGGAACTCGCGCATGATCGAGGCTTCGTCTGCCCCGCCCATGAGCGTTGGATCGCCGTGCGCCGCAGCGAGCCTGGCTTGCATCGTAGACTTGATGAACGCGTTATAGTTTGTATGATCCTCCGCGTTCATCGCCGTCAGAGAATCAAGATAAGGCGTGAGCTCTTGAACAGTCGCCTGCGCATCCGCAAGCCTCGCGCTCAGCTGGGCGCGCTTGGCCTTGACAGTGGCGTCTACCTCAGCGCGCCACGCGGCGATGCGCTCTTCGGGCGTGCCCTTATAGCGATTCGGATCGAAGAATGTCGTCGCGTCGGCGTTGTGCGCAGGATCAATCTGCGGCACAGTCGGCAGAGGGGCATGCGCGGGCGGCGCTTCGGGCGCTGCGGCACCCGGTGCTTGTGCTCCGCCCATAGCATGGTTTACGAGCCTGCGATTAGCCACGTTGTATTATAACACGACGTCTAACAGGTCTGACTGCTCTAGCTCCATTAGTTCCTTAGCGGTTGCTAAAGCTCGTCTCGCCTCGGCCACGGAAATGACTTTGGGTAGGCGGTCGAGCTCTTCGGTCAGGAGCGCAATCAGAACGCGGCGCAGACGTCGATAGTGGTTCAGAGATCCGTGAGCCGGATCATCGCCTCGTTTGGCGCTTTCTTGTCGATCGAGCTCAGTTGCGCTCGGAAGTACCTGCCGCCGCGGTCGCTTGGGTCGTTCTTGCATCGCTTGCTCAGCTCACCCGTGATCGTGTTTAGATCGAGCTGCACGCGGCTCTTGCCTTGCACGAGAGTATCCATGTCGAAGGGGGCGGAGATGTGCGGCTCGAACAAGAATTCATAGCGCCCCTGCTTGTTGGGTTTACGTGTGCGAGTCGGATGCACGACGTAAACGATCGAGTCCTGCCGCATTGTGAGCGGCTTGATCTCGGTCACCAGTTCTGGCGGCGACTCCATGAAAGCAAAGTACGCGTCGGCTAGCGCGTCTTTGCATGCATCGGCGTCCTTTTGATTGAACGGCACGAGCACGAACACGGGCTTGCCTGGATGGTTGAAGAGCTTAGGAGCTTCTGTTGCTGTTTCTTTTGGCATTTGATAGTTTGCGGGCATGGCTGACTCTAAAGCGCTGCCCGAC